CGAGCACCGTCGCATCGGCGCATTTCGGGCGATCTTCGCCGAATGCGCGATGGATGATTTCCTGAACGGCAACGGCCCGTACAGCGGCGAGCATGCCAACTGGCGCCCCGATTTCGATCACCTGATCAAGCTCAAGACCCTGACCCGGGTTTACGAAAAAGCGATGGATCGCCGCGAGCGCCTGCGGCAGGAATCGCCTGCACAATCCACCCTTGGAGCCGCCGCATGAACTTCAACCCGCACGCGGAAACTGCGGTGATCGGCTGCTGTTTGGTCGATCCGAAGTGTTATTGGAAAATCGCCGATACCCTCGATCCGGCGGATTTTGCCAAACGCGACCACCATCGTCTGTTTGCCGAAATCGCTCGCCGAGCCCGGGAAGGCGATGAGTTCGATTCCGTCACAGTGGGCGACGCCATCCCTGATCTCGCTCAGCTCGCTTATGCCTGCGCCACGGACGAAGGATGGCGTGCATCGAACGTGGTTTCCTATGCGAAGCTCGTCGCAGACGCGGCAATCAGCCGTCGGATCAAAGCCGCGGGTCTGCAGATCGCCCATCTGGACGGCGACGACATGGGCGCCGAAGCCCAGCGCATCCTGGCCGCATGCGCACCTCGCAATGCCGGCGCGATCAAGCACATCAGCGAATTCCTCCGGCTATCCACCGACGACATCATGCGGCGGCATGCCTCCACGGAACGCCTGACCGGCATCCGCACCGGTATAGCGGCCTTGGACGCGATGACCGAAGGCTGGCAACCCGCCGACCTGATCATCCTCGCCGCACGCCCTGCCGTGGGCAAGACTGCTTTCGCCATGCAGTGCGTGCTTTCTGCGGCGCGCGATCGCAAGGCCGCCCTGGTGTTCTCGCTGGAAATGAGCGGAAAGCAACTCAACGACCGTTTCACCTCGGCCGTTGGTCGCGTCAATGGCCAATATCTGCGCAACCCCAAACAAATGCCGGAGGAGGACTGGTCGAAGTGGGGTGCGGCATGCACGGAGATCCGCGACCTCCCGATCTACATCGACGAAAGCTCCGGTGTCACCGTCGAAACCTTGTGTGCTCGCGCTCGTCAGCAGCACGCCGTCACCCCGCTATCGATGATCGTGATCGACTACCTAACGATGATTGCGCCACCCAAAGCGCAGACCGTCAACGAAGGCTTGCAGATCATCACGCGGGCGCTCAAGGGTCTAGCCAAGGATCTGAATCTTCCAGTGATCTGCCTTTCGCAGCTCAATCGCGGCGGCGATGGTACGCGGCCCACGTTCAAGACCCTGCGCGATTCCGGGGCGATCGAGCAAGACGCCGATGTGATCATCTTCCTGCATCGACCCAGCGAATCGCATCGCGACTATCTGGAGCTGATCCTGGCCAAGCAGCGCAACGGCCCAACGGGCGATCTGGCGCTCAACGCCGACATGCGCGTCATGGCGATGCGCCAAGCGAATCATCGTCCCGAAGGGGTGGAATCCCACGCCATAACCACTGCGGATGCGGAATGGGACAATCTAGAGGGGACGCGATGACCGCCCAACCCGCCCACATCGCGCGCGCGCCTGATTCGCGGAACGAAGTCCATGGCAAGCGTGGCCAGATCATCCCTGACGAGCACGCCGAGCAATCGTGGCTGATGCAATGGTGCCATGCTCAGTCGGCTGCGATGCCATCGCTCAAGCTGCTGTACGCGATCCCGAATGGCAACCTGCGGCATCCGCGCGTGGCGGCGAAGCTCAAGGCAGAGGGTGTCAGTCCGGGTGTACCAGACCTGTGCTTGCCAGTGGCGCGCGGCGCCTATCACGGCCTGTACATCGAGATGAAGCGGCGCAAAGGCGGTGTGGTCAGTCCGCACCAGCGCGCATGGATGGATTTCCTGCGTCGTGAGGGCTACCGGGCTGAGGTCTGCGCGGGCTGGGAAGTGGCGCGCGATGTGCTGGTGGAGTACCTGCGGTCATGAACATCCTCTGCCGTCTCGGGATGCATGCATGGAAGCCAACCTATCGACAAAACGGCTATCGGATTACGCGTCGTGGGGAGGACGGCACAGTGTGGGGGCGTTTTATATGGTGGAAGACCGGATGTGTTTGCAGACGATGTGGCAAGAGGGTGCGGCTATGAACGTGAAGCCTCGCCTGATCTTCGACGCCGGGCAGTGGCACGCCACGCATACGACGCGGATCGGCACGGCTTGGTATCGCTGGCATATGGGTATGGGCCGCACACCTGCGGAGGCCTACGCGCAGTTCGCGGTGCGCGAGATCAGCCGATTGCAGGGCTACGTGTCGCAGTGGATTGCGAAATGATCCACCCCGCCAAGCCCGAGGTAACCATCATCGGCGACCGGTTGGCGGTGTTCATGGGCGCCGACTACAAGGCCATGCCGCTGGAGGTTGCGGACAAGTTCGTGCGCCGTCTGCAAGGCGAGCTGGCCCGGCTCAAGCGGCAGGTCAAGCGCGAGGAGCGGGCGGCTAGGAAGGCGAATCGCGAAACGCAGCCTGTGGCGTCGGAGGTGTCCGCATGAAGGATTTCCGATTCTTCTTCAACCATGGTGGCTTCACGTCTTGGTATCTGCTCCCGACCATCATGGTCTCCGCGATGCCGGGTCATCGCTGGATTTGCATCCTTTGGTTGCGCATGCAGGGCGGCGCGAAATGGACTCGGCGCTGATGACCTGGCACATCGACCCACCGAAGCGCCAGGCCGAATACCTCGTGGTCGATGCCTGGTCGCGCTACGGCGTCGCGCGCTACGAACCGCAGTACGGCTGGTGGATCAAGGGCTACTGGCGCAAGGACGGCGTGCTGTGCTGGATGGAGTTGCCGGACATGCCGGCGAACGTGATGCGGGAGAGGTGGTGATGGCGAACGAGTTCTGGAACAAAGACCGCCCGCTGCTGATGGAACGGCTGGGGCGCCTGCTGGGCTCGACCACGTACCGTGGGCCGGACTCCGGCGGTGGCACGCCGTTCTCCGCGCGCAAGCTGACCGCCGAGGCGGAACTGCTGGTGTCGCTCAAGATGGCGCAGCGACATCCCGACGACGTGGGTCCGTGGATCGTCTACAGCGTGGCGCTCCAAGTGGACGACAGGCAGCGTGAGATCGTGCAGTGGCTGGCCGGCAAACTGGAGCACGGGACAGGCGCCATCGGTCAGCGCAACGCCAAGCGGATCACCATCGCCGCGCTGTACGCCTACGGGCTGGCTGTGCACGGCACCGAGCCGAAGCGGCCGCGTCGTCGACCTGCCGAGTTCGTTGCCCTGGTCAATATCGGCGCCGGCTGGCTGTGGATGAAATCCGAGGGAGCGCTGGACCGGTGGGAGTTTGCCTTGCGCAACGATGGCGCCGCAGCACTTGACGTCAAGAGGGTAATCGCCTAGTTTTCGTCACGCTGCAAAGTTGCCACTTCCGAAACCCTCGTCCTCACCGGCGGGGGTTTTTCGTTGCCGGAATCCCGATGATCGACCTTCCCGTCACCCCGCAAACCGTGCTGGCGAAGGTCATCGTGCCGGCGCTGGCGCTGCTGCCGGCGCACATGGACACGCCCGAGCCCCGGGTGATGCTGGTGGCGATCGGCGGCCAGGAATCGGGCTATCGGACGCGCCAGCAGGTCGGCGGCCCGGCGCACGGGCTGTGGCAGAACGAACAACCGGTGCAAGGGTTGCTGCTGTCCAACCCAGCCAGCGCCGCCGAAGCGCGCCGTCTGTGCGCCTCGCGTGCTGTCGCCGCGTGGCCATCGGACATGTACTGGGCTGTGGCGACCGATGACATCTTCGCCGCCGGCATCGCGCGTCTGATCCTGTGGTGCGACCTGGAGCCGCTGCCGGCCGTGGGCGACCAGGACGCCGCCTGGGCCTGCTACCTGCGGGCGTGGGGTCCGGGCAAGCCGCGGCCGGCGGACTGGCCGGCCAACTACCGCGCCGCGCTCGCGGCAGTGACTGGAGCGAGTGCATGAGCGAGCAGTCAGAGCCCAGCTTTCGCAGCTCGGTGCGGATCATCGCGGAGCTACTCGCGGTGGGCTGTATCGGCTGGCTGGCCTCCACGGTGACCACGCAGACGACGGCCATCGCCGTACTGACGCAGCAGGTCAAGCAGCTGCAGTCCTCACTCGCTGACATGCCTAGCGTCACGCAGGCGATCTACACGATGCAGACCGAGCAATCCGAGCACGAGCGCCGGATCACGAAGCTGGAAGAGAGGGTGAACCGGTGAAGCCCGCGACCGTCGCCGTGCTGCAGCTGATTGCCGGAAAGCTCAACGAGAAGTCGTCCGTGTACGCCTACCTGATGCTGTTCGGCGGCTTCTACGCGCAGCAGCACGAGGGCGAGCTGGCGCACTGGGCGGCCATGGTGTCCGGCGTTTCCGGCATCGTGCTGTTCCTGCTCAACGACGCGACGGTGCGGCAGATGCTGACTGGGCAGAAACCTCAGCCACCCGCGCCGACCGTTCCGCAGCCCTTCGACTCCAACCATCCCGACAAGGGGTAATCCGATGAACATCCGCCATGCCTTGCTGGCGCTCGCCGCGCTGGCAACCTTCGCCGTGGGCGCCATCCTGACCGGTTGCGCCGGCAACGTCCCGAAGCCGCTCACGCCGCAGCAGATCGCCGCGATCGCGTGCCCGCAGCTCAACCTGGTGCATGCGCAGCTGGTCGCCTTCAACACCGCGCTGCAGGCCGATCCGGCTACCGCAGGGACTGGCGCGCAGGCACAGATCCAGCTTGCCGCGATCCATCCCATCGTGACCGCAGTCTGCAACGGCGCTGCCGCGTCGCCGGCCGTGGACCTGTCGAACATCCAGGCGCTGATCTCGACCGGTTTGCCGGCGCTCGCGCATCTGGCCGGATCGCTACCGCTGACGCCGGCACAGCAGGCGCAGGTACAGGCCGCGCTGGTGGTGGCCGAAACCGCGGCCGGCGTCGTCGGGGTGGTGGAGCAGCAGGTCCAAGCGGCACAGCCTGCCAACGCGGCGAGTGCGGGCAAGCCGTGAATCCGCTCGACTACGCCCTGCTCGCCAAGCGCGCCTACACGGACGCGCCGACCATCGGGAAAGTGGACAGCGCCAGCCGAATGCACGTCTACGGCGATGTGCACGTGTTTCGCGGCACGGACGACCTGGCGGCATGGCTGGCCGACCTCAACTGCGACGTGATTGCGGTGGAAGGACTGGGCAAGATTCACAAGGGTTTCTACGGCGCGCTGGCGGCGATCCTGCCGCAGTGCCTGGACCTGTCGCGCCCGTCTGCTGTCGTCGGGCACAGTCTCGGCGCAGCGATGGCAATCATCTACGCCGCAGTGCTGGCGCAGCTGGGCCACGTCGTTCCGGTGTACGCCTTCGAGCCGCCTCGGCTCTGCGCCGATGACGCGATGCAGGACCTGCTGGCGGCCAACAAGGTGCCGTGGTTCGCCACGCGCAACGGCCTAGACATCGTCACGCAGGTTCCGCCAGAACTGTCGCTGCCCGGACCGCTGACGAAGATCGGCACGGCATCTTTCTCGCTCGACAACGTGACCGATCACGGCATGGGGCGCGTGATCGAGGCGCTGGAATCCACTGGAGTCTGACTCATGAACCTATCCGAACGAGCGGAACGCGTGCTGGCGCAAGTCGACGCCGGCCGCATGACGCACAACGTGCAGATCGAGCTGATTGCACTGGTGCGTGCTTTTCATGCGCAGTCTCCGGCGTTGCCGAACGGCCCGGTCATCGTCACGCCCGCGAAGGATGAATCCAGCGCGGAGGGCGAGTGATGGCCATCACGATCAAGCCCAGCCACAAGGGTCTGCTGCACAAGAAGCTGGGCGTGCCGCAGGGCAAGAAGATCCCGCAGGAGAAACTCAAGAAAGCGGCGAAGTCCAAGTCGCCGAAGCTGCGCGAGGAAGCCAACTTCGCTGAGAACGCGAAGACGTTCGATCACTAATCGGTCTCCGCATCTACCCATGAGGCGATGCAAGCATGGCTGCACCACGACTTTACGACCGGGACAAGCTTGTCCCGCAAATATGCGCGCGTTTGAGTGAAGGCGAACCACTGGCAGTGATCTGCCGCGACATCGGCATACCGCGTCGCACCGTCAACCAGTGGCGGCAGGATGACGAGGAAATCGCTGCGCAGTTCGATGAGTCGCGCGATGAGGGCTACGACACCATCGCGTGGCGCATTCGCGGAACCGCTCGTGGAATCAATGACTCGACTGGCGACACGCAGCGCGACAAGCTGATCATCGACACCGATCTGAAGCTGCTGGCGAAGTGGGATCCGCGGCGCTACGGCGAGAAGATCCAGCAAGAACTCGTCGGAAAGGGTGGCGCTCCGCTGGCGATCTCAGTCATTGAGCGCCGCATCGTGAAGCCGCGTGCGCCGTGAAGCTGTCGCTTGATACGGCGGCTGTTTTTGAGCCGTTGCTTCAACCGTCGCGTTACAAAGCTGCCTACGGTGGCCGCGGTTCGGGCAAGTCGCACTTCTTCGCGGAGAAACTGATCGAGGACTCCGCCGCGCACCCGGGCGAGAACGGCGGCGAAGGACTGCGATCCATCTGCCTACGCGAAGTTCAGCGCGACCTGACGCAATCATCGAAGGCGCTGATCGAGTCGAAAATGACCGCGATGGGCGTGGGAGAGGCCCAGGGATTCAAGGTCTACAAGGATTGCATTGCAACGCCCGCAGACGGCCTGATCATCTTCAAGGGCATGCGCGACTACACGGCGGAGTCCATCAAGTCGCTAGAGCACTTCAAGCGTGCGTGGTGGGAAGAGGCGACGGGCGCGTCGGTGAGCTCGCTCAACATGCTTCGTCCGACGATTCGCGCGCATGGATCGGAGCTTTGGTTCAGCTGGAATCCTCGGCGCAAAACGGATGCTGTGGATGTGCTGTTTCGCGGACCGGAAACGCCCACGGGAAGCGTGATCGTCGCGTCCAACTGGCGAGACAACCCATGGTTCACGCCCGAGCTTGAGCAGGAACGGCAGGACTGTCTGCGCATCGATGCGGATCAGTACGACCACATCTGGGAAGGCGCGTATGTGTCGGTCATCACCGGCGCTTACTACGCAAGGCAACTGGCAGAGTGTCGTGCGCAAGGGCACATCTGCAGGTTGGGGCGCGATCCGTTGCTTCCGATCTACGCCTATTGGGACATCGGCGGGACAGGGGCCAAAGCAGATGCCTGCGCGATCTGGATCGTCCAGTTTGTCGGCAAGGAGGTTCGCTGCCTGCGGTATTACGAGGCAGTTGGCCAGGAGCTTGGCGAGCATGTCGGCTGGCTGCGGCGCAGTGGTTTCGACAAGGCCATTTGCGTGTTGCCGCACGATGGTGACAACAAGGACAAGGTCTACCGCGTCAGCTACAAGAGCGAGCTTGAGCGCGCCGGCTTCACGGTCATGGTGCAGCCCAACCTCGGCGCGGGCGCAGCCATCACGCGCATCGAGAAGGCGCGAAGCGTTTTCCCGCAAGTGTACTTCGACGACGAAGGCACGAAAGCCGGACGCGATGCGATCGGCTGGTATCACGAGAAAAAGGACAGGGCGCGAAACATCGGC